TCAGATTCTGCCAGAAGTTTGACAATCTGCTTGGTAGAACGAGCACAGATAAGAATCTTATCCAGTGCATTTTCATCAATAGTGTCAATCAGATTCTGGGAATCACGATCGGCAATCATCTGCTTGTCCTGTACCATATCAAGTTGCTTCACAACAACTTTAGGAGGAAGGATGTAACCTTCTTCTACCAACTTAGGAGCAGGAACATTGCAGATGACTTTACCATAGACCTCAGGATCATTCATCCCTGGTTTGGAAATAGTAACAGAGTGCTTAGGAGTAGCAGTGAAGAAGTAGCAACGATCAGCATCAAAAGCAAAGTGTTCCGTAGCAGGGAAAAAGTTACGTTGAACTGAGTTATGTGCTTCATCAAAGTAAATGTTGTTGACTTCAATATCCGCATCAATCAGACGATGCAGAGAATGATAGGTGGTGAAGATGATTACATTCTCACCAGCAGTCCGTGCAGTGTTAGCAAACAAATGAATCTTTGAAGGATTCGTGCTGCTAAAGTGATGAGTCTCACCACTATGAACGTGCATAATGTGAGTGTTGGTAGTATCAATGTGCTCCAGAAACTCAGAGCAAAGTTGTTCTGCCAGCAGAATACGAGGAGCAACAACAACGGTAGTCATACCATTGTCAATATACTGGCAGTTGACAATCAAATCGTGGAACATAACTGGAGTTTTACCACCACCAGTCGGAATCACAATCTGACCTTTCTCATTGACCAGCATTGCATCCAAAGCATCTTGCTGGTGAGGACGCAGTGTGATGGGCATCGGTTCCTGTCGAATACCTTGTTATTATAGCAGAAAACCGTCCCCAGTGCGACCTGGTAGACGGTTCTCAAAGTGGCTTAGTCTCTCATCTTCAACCCAGACAAAGGTAGTCTATCAGTATTTTAGAAGAGTGTCAAGCTTGTGCTACCAACACCAACAACGTTGAAGGTTAATGTACTGCCAACTACACTAATTTGTACAGGACCACCAGTTCCACTTGAAAATCCATCAATTGCAGTTATAATGCCAGTGGCATTAATATTTCCTGTTGTTGAAATTGCAACATAAGTATTTCCAAGTCCTGTTGGTACTTGGAAAGGATAATCTGTCATTCCAAGTCCAACATAAAATCCACCTTTATCACCTCTGATTTTACCAGAAGCAATTCTTACTAATTTTGAAGAAAGGTCAGTATTTGCCGTGATTGTTCCACCAATACTCAAGTTCCCAAAAGCACTAATATCACTTCCAACAGTATCAAGAATATTAAATCCATTCAGATTTAGTTGACCACCCAATGTTGGACTAGTGTCATCTGCAACTTCTGTTAGTCCATTACCCTCAGTGAGATAAACATTAGTATCAATACTTCCATCTGCTTTTAAAAATTCTCCGTCTGTTCCACCAATCTTTACAATACTATTACCGGTAATAGTATTATTTACATAAAGATTGCCAGTGATAGTTGCTCCACCACCAACACTCAATCTTTCTGATGGGGATGTTAGGTTAATACCAAGATTTCCAGGTTGAGTAAGAACCATTGCCCTTGTAGAGGCATTTGTCAACCAGTTAAAATTATCACCATTACCACTTGGATTTAAATAGAAATTAAGATTACCTTCTCCATAGTTTATAATATCAAAAGATTCCTCTGTACTAAATTCAGCATCACCTAAGGCATTTCCATATCCATATCTAATTTGACCATTATCAGAAACAGCAGTTACATTTTCCCCCAAAGTTATGGTAGAATAGTTATTATCACTCGTAATTTGTAAAGATGCAACGGCAGATTTTCTGATATGAATATCTGCATTAGGAGATTCTGTGCCAACACCAATAGACGGTGAAACTAATCTCGTATCGGTTTTTATATCACCTGTAGAATTTAGAGAGGAAATTTGTATATCAGGTTCCCCATTAAAATTCTCTGCTAATGATGCGATACCATCTAACGTTGCAGTGATAGTTCCAGCACTAAAGTCTCCATTTGCATCTCTAGATACAATTGTATTAGCAACATTTCCAGAATTTGCTGTTGTGGCACTATTTGGTATATCAGTCAATAATTCACCAGAACCACTAAATGTTGATGCCGTCGCAACTTCAGTAACAAATAAAGATCCGGTTGTGGTAAGACCGGTGACTTTCAAATCACCAAAAACATTTAATTCTTCATCAGATGCACCAGGACTTGTTGTTGTATTAATACCAAGTTTTGATGTGGTATGGAGTCCTACACCACCATTATCGGTAATGAATGTTGTGCGAGCATATCCAATTATATTATCAACTAATTCTGAACTTCCTACCCGTAATTGTGCAACTGTAAGAGCAGCACCAATTTGTGCATTATTTGCAGACACATAATCAAGAGTTGTATCACCGATAACTTCCAAATTTTGTGTCAGATATGCATTTGACGCAGTTACTAGACCTGTTACTCTACTATCACCATAAACATTTAAAAGGTATTGTGAAGGAGCAGACGTTCCAATTCCGACCAAACCATTGGAATTAACTACAAAATTATCATTATCAACTTGAAGTCCGGATCTAAAATTAAATGACTTTCTAATATTTGCCATTATTATAAGCTTTAGAGTTATTTATAGAAAACTCTTTACGATAGAAAGATCCTTTACATCATTAAAGGATTGTAGGGACGAATAACTAAATGCAATTGTAGTTCTTAATTTGTCCGTAGTATCATTAGGTGCTGCTCCATAATGTTGCCAATTTGACGGGACTAATGCCCCACTATTTGGTATATAAGGAGTATATTTGTATTCTTGATTAATTGGATCAAATGCTATAAACTCTCCTCCCCATTGAGTATTCCAATTTTTTTCCGTAAATAATATAAAAGTCCATACATTATCTGCATCAAAATCTATATGAAATCTGCAAGTTTGTCCAAAAGTTGCTCCATTACTATGTGCTCTAATAAAAATTAGATCTTGCTTCAAGTATTTCTGCAACTTTAACTTTACAATTGATGCACATTGATAAAATACCAATTTATCATTAGTTTCATTCAATTTCCAAGATATTCTTTCGTTTTCGTTATCGGAATTATTTGAGTAGTTATAAAGACCCCAACCAGTATGTTTAAATTCGTCTCTCAAAGAAAAGAATGTAGAAACTGGGAGAACATCTTTTATGACAATAGGATAATCAATTTTCATATACTTTCATATTAAATGCTATGGATATTCTATCATTATCATCTTTATTTTCAAAAACACAATGATTCATATTGGAAGGAAATATTATCATTTCACCCTCAATAGGTCTAAAGAAATATCTTTCGGAAAAATAATATTGACTTTTAGATTCAAGATTAAAAGTTTTTAAAAGTGGGTTATGTATAAAGTCATTTGGATTTGTAAATCTAAATGATCCACTATATTCTGATGATTTAATCCAAAAACAACCGGATATATCACTTCCTGGATGATTATGTTCAGTATTTACAGAATTTATTCCATTTATATTAATCCAATAACTATTTGGAATAATTTTTACTCCCGAATTTACAAAAGATTCAAATGATTTTTCAATATATTTTTCTATAAATTTTTTGTACTTATGAAATCTTTCTTCCTCAAGTAATAATTCAGAATGCCAACCTCCATTATTTGACCTATCAATTCCTATAGGACTATTTTCTCTCTCCGAATAACAAAAATTGATTAAATCACCTCTTATATCATTAAACTCTGGTTTTGTATCAATTTTAATTACTGGAGAAGGAAATAGTGGTAAAAATTCAATCATAATATAAAAATCAATTTAATAATATTTATTGGATTCTAATAATCCAATAAAGTGCCATATATGGTGGAAGGTTAGCATTTGTGCCAGTTTGAGAGGTGTTATTATTTCCAGAAGCATTAAGTCCCTTTGTATTAATGGTAATTCTTGTTGCACTAAATGCTGTATTTCTTCCAACGTTTTGATTATTAATCAAAAGTCGTTCCGCTTCATCTCCATATCTACTATCACTTAAGTTAGCTACACTATCAGTATATCCGTGTTGATGACCTGGATCAGTGATACCATGATTATGTGCTACAAGAACGGCATTATTATTACCACCAGTATTACCCAAAGAATCCAATGGAGAATCACCAATACCACCAATGAATCTCGAAGATAAGTTTGGAAGATTAAACGTCGTAGATCCATCACCACTGCCATATGTTGTCCCAATAATAGCAAACAAATCGGCATAAGTTGTTCGATCTAACTCTGCACCATTACATTGTCTCCAATTTTGTGTTGGCCAAGTATTAACTCCTCCAGGCCATGCAATAATACCTCCAATTGGGCTAACATTTGGGGCATCAAGATATTGCACAGCAATTCTGCCTGTAGATGCGGTAAAAGTAATACCACTTCCGACATTAAGATCTTCGGAAATGTTAGTTGTTGCATTAATCTCTACCGTATTAGTTGCAGAATCTAAAACTAAATTGCCAGATACTGTATCGACTGTTTGATCATCAGTAATTCCAATTTGGACATTCCCAATATCAGCACCAGTAGAGATGAGAGTACCATCAACATCCACATCTCCACCAACATTAAGGTCACTACCAATACCAACACCACCAGAAATTGTAAGTGCTCCTGATGTTGGACTTGTGGAATCGGTTTCATTGGTGATTCTAACTTTATTTGTTGATTTTACTTCACCATTGAATGTAACTGGCCCATCAAACTGCGAAAGAACTTGTCCAGAATCACCACCTTCTACAACTAATCTCTCTTTGATAATAACTTCATCGAATACTGCACTTAATCTTGATGGATCTTCACCGGTTACAGTTGGAATCGGTGTATCAAATGTTGTTTCTTCACCGGTTGCAGAAGATTTCTTCTGGTTTCCAATAAAGAAATCACCTTTATTATTCATTCCAGTATAAACAACGATACCAGAAGATCTTTCTTGTGCTTGTGATAAAAATTCTTCTCTTTCTGAAAGAGTTCTATCCTGAACTTGTGGAAGTGCAGTTGAATAGTTGCCAGGACCATATCCAAGATACTCAAAAGTATGACCGGAAGCACGGATAATCGATGGTCTACGGAATTCAATTGAAGGAACTTTGATCTTCTTGATCAATGAATTTTCAGAGTGTGTATTTGCTTTTGTTGCAAGTACTCCACGAATGACGGTAATCTCGTCACCACTGAGTCCACCCAAAGAATCACTTGCGACTCTCATAATCTCGTCATCAATCTGAATATAAGATCCAAGAGGGAATCTTTGAATCGTTCCAATACCAGAGTTATTTACAGCAAATGATGTGTCCGATGCAGTAATACCACCAGTTTCTGTCAGAGTCAGTGTTTCATTATTAAATATGGTAATTGCTCTTGCCTGAAGATTTTCATTTGTTTTATCGGAAACACCTTGATTAGAAGATAGTCCGTGCTTCAGAATATATCCAGATGCTGCTCCAATACCACCAGAAACAGTAAATGTATTAACACCAACCACCGTATCTACAATGTAATCACCTAGATTATTGTTACTTAGATCAATTGATCTAAACTTATTACCAACAGTCAATCCGTGTGCCGTTGCCGTAATAGTATTTCCAACACCAGTGAAAGCAGTCGATGGTGCCGTTACAAATGCATAGTAATCCGAAGTAATTGTAGTATCACCCGATGTCTTTGCAACAGAAACTTGATTGGTTGCATCAATACTCGTAATACGATGATATGTGTCAGTTCCTGTTCCAATGCCAGTGAACTGAACCACATCTCCAACTTGACTAGAAATGGTGTTGTTGGTAATAGTGAATCTTGCCGCACCGTCACCAGCACCAATTACACTCTGATCAAAATAAAGTCCAGCAGCATTGTAATAAGAACCACCATTGATAATTTCTGCCTCTGTGATTGCTCCACCAGTAACAGTAACTTTTGCAGTTGCACCTCTCCAAGTTCCTGTTTGAGAACCATTTAGGAGTTTGACATTATAATAAGTACCATCATTATATGTAGAACCGGGAGTTAAGGAACTATAAGTTACAATACTTCCAAATCCATGATCTCTTTCAAATGTAATAGTTGCGCTGGTAGGTGAACTTGAAACACTAGTGATTTTACGACCAATACCTAAAGTCTCAAATAAAAGGTCTACACTTTCTCTTGTAATACTCTTCTTATAATCATTAGTCTCTACTTCACCAAGTGGGGATCTAAGTGCATATGATTTTGTAGCTAATGGATTATCATCAATATTATCTCGGTCAAGTTGAGGATATAAATTTGTAACACTCTGACTATACTTTAGGTTAGTAAATTCATCCTGAACTGCATTATTGGAATTTAATTGATAAAGATGATAAACACCATTTTTTACTCCATCAGAATATTCTGAGATGATCTCATTTCTATAGATATAAAGATTTGATTGAAAATTATTTCTCTCAAATCTTGGTAGATTAGTATCTCTTACAGATGTATCATTTGTAAATGTTCCGGGAGTCAGAGGGGTTTCATATTGAAAAGTTAAATCATTACTAATTGTGGTTACAGTATATGTTCCATTATATGCGTCTTGGACAACACTATCATCAGTTACATTTCTAATAATGACTGAATCACCAATTTGGAGATTGTGTGGTAATTCTGAAACGACTGTTACTGTATTTGAACTGCGAGAACAGGTACTAATAAATCTTGGATTACGGTTGTAATCGTAATCGGATCTCTGAATCGTAGTTAATGCGGCATCACCTTCACGAAGACCTGTTGAACTTGATTCCTGAATAACAAATCCAGATTCTGGTGTTTTTGCATTTTGAAGAGAACTTGGTACAACGACTCTAAGTTTATAAATCTTTTCATCTAAACTTCTATTATCAGAAATTCTCTTAATATAAGTTGCTTCTGTTGCTCCAGAACCAGTAAGTTGTGATGTGATTGTATTTCCAGTAGCACTTACGGTAATATACCACTGACCTACACCCGAATCCCATTGTACTGGGTGACCAAAATCTCCAGATTGCTTATCAGAAACTCTTGTAAGAATTTTTAAGTTTGTTCCACCATATACTACGAGTGGTTCATCAGAAATTGCCTCTGATTCTGATGCCGCAAGTTTAATTGTTGTATTATTAGGAGCAATTGCATAATAAACAGTATTAGTCTTTAAATTTTCTGGAAGATCTCCATCATCACTGATGATAATGACTTTTTCTCCGGTGGTTAAATTATGAGTTCCTGTAGTCGTGAATGTGTTTGATACAGGAGATCCAACAGAATATTCCTCAAAAGATGATGCTCCATTCTGCATCACAATATCTGCCGAATTATTTCCAAGATAAAGTTTGTCTCCTACCTTTGCACCAACTCTAAAACCTTGTGTGAGAATTGGGGGTTTAATATCAAAATTATTAAATCCAAAAAGATATAATTGAGTAGTAGTATTTGATGCATCTTGATCAATAGTTAGCCAATCAATATTTTCCTCTGCAGACTCAATAGTTCTTGGTGGAATAATATGAGTCAAAAATGCTTTATCATCTTTTTCAAATGATTCTTTCTTAAATCCATCAGAATTTAATGATAATTGTCCAAAGTTGGAGTTAGAGTTTGTGACGGAAGCATCACCACCACTTTCGCAAGAAAAATGCTTATTAAATCCAATCGCAAACACAGAAACAATCTGGAGAATTGCATCGTTTGTAATTTTGATATGAGTTTGTTCCCATCCTTT